AAAAAATGTCATGGAAATAAATGGAAGCTATGGTATAAAAAACATGTTAAGATTCTTACTGTAGTCAGAAAACACAGGAGGAATCAACAATGAATAACGTGGAACGTCTGAAGAATTACCAAAACCGTAATGCGGCAACCATTGAAGCCCTGTACCGTGCTGTGCTGCAAGACCGTGCAAGGAGGGAAGCAGACCATGAAGAAACTGCCTGATTTGGATGTTCCACCAAGACACGGGCGCAGAAGACCGAAAAAGCGGATTATAAAGACTTGACAAATGAGTACTTTTGTGAAACTGTTGAAATACAACTGTAAGTTGTGTAAAATACAATTATAAGTTTGTAGCAATCATTATTAAAGCAATTGAAATTGCAACGCACGGCATTGTATTCAGCTTTTTTCTAATAGGGAAAGCCGGACATAGCATCAAGGCAGATGCAATTGCTAATACGGTAGCGATTACATTGCCAGCGCCAAATGCAAAAAATAGGAATACAACAGCAAAAAACCATTGCGCTCCAAGCCCCACTGCATTCCAGTTGATTTGAATATGCTTTTGCGGCTTTTTCCCTTTTTTGGCTGGCGCACACCCGAAACCCATGTTTGAGAGTGAAGAAAAAGGTGCGTTTTTAGAAGAACCGCCATGACCAAAAACGCTAAAAGTCGTTCTTTGATACACAGCATTTTTTATAGATCGAGATGGGTCTTTTACAAAGCCTACACCTTTTTTGCCGTAAAGAGGATTTACGGCACGTTTTACAGCGCGGTTTATGCGGCCTGTTGTTCTGGCCTTAATAGATTTTTTAAATGAAGGCTTTCGTACACCGAATTTCATTGAGTATCACAACCTTATTTAATTTGGGGGGATTATGATGAAAAAAGAACCATTGACAACAGTTGAAAAAAGTACGATACTTAGTCTAAGAGAACAAGCAAGGCAACTTATGCGGGAACTTCCGCTCAAAGATGCTATTGCAATTTGTAATGAGGTTATAAAGGAGACAAGCAATGCGCAACAGAATTGATGTCTACAATAAGTGCGACGACAGCGAGTACAGGCAGAAAAAGAATGAAGTCATCGAAAAAATGCTGAAGCTGATTGAAAACTCCGGCATGAACTTTTATGATGCGCAAAATCTGCCAATGGAACTTGACAGCGCAATTTCTGCCAGCATAATTGCGGCGCAGGGAAACACGGCGTTCCGCCCGCACAATGCCTTTAAGAGCCGGATTGATGATGCTCAATAAGCGCAGTTACCGCACCTTTTGCAATCGTTTCAATTACTGTAAGAGATACATTGCCCACCGCTGACAAGGTGGGCTTTATTTTTTCCCGCCACGTCTGCTGATTGGAAATTGACGCAATAAAGTCATGGCCTTTTGGCGTAATATATAGGATTCCGTAAAACTCTATAGTATTTAACTGTTTGTCAATACGGTAGTTTGCCACAATATAGCCATTTTCAGCAGCCTGCAAGCAAGAATAAAACAAATCTTCCCGTGAATACCCTTTACCCTTTATAAAAGAGGATTTTTTCAGCTTGTCAGGATTAGAGCACTCAAATTCCATGTTACATTTATCATTCAGGAACAAACCAAGCTGTTCCTCAAGACCGAGCATAACATCTCGGACGCAATCAGGGTTTATCTTCATTGATTTTTACCTTCTTTGCGATTGCCAGCGCAATTACCATATCAAGACCTTTGCCATCTAAAGTGCCAAGCCACTGATCAATGTCTTCATAGGAATTGAGTTTTAGCCCATCGCCTTGTGCGGTGGGCTTTTTTTGTTGGGCGGAATCATCGCCTATGAGGTCTGCAACGGTAACGCCGAAATAGTTTGCCACCCTTTCCAACGTGGCTTTACGAACGTTCCCGCCCTTGCCCCAGCGAGTAACAACAGACCTGTAAAATCCCATCTCTTCCGCTGCCGCACTGGGGGATATATTTTCTTTTGCGCACAATCGAATAAAGTTGTCATAGAACATACAATTTTTCACCCAATTATTTGTGCAATCATACAAACGTAAACAAAAGCGACAAAACCACTTGACTGTTGCGTATGTTTACAGTATAATAGCACTTGTAAGGCAACAAACGCAACAAAACACCAAGCCCCGGTAGGTATTTACCTGAGCTAAATGCTATTACGTATCTGACAACTACAATATAGCACGTTTTGTAAACATTTGCAACACCTTATACTGCCGCGACAGCAAAAAAATCCGCCTGCTGTTCGTTAGCAGACGGATTTTTCCCAAAGTTTTTTACCAGAACAAGTTTGCAGCAACGGAACCGCTCAATGTGAGCGGGCAAGTACACGGTCCTTTGTGCAATGCGCATCCGCTGCTTGCAAAACGAACTTGCAATTCTGTGGACTTGCCGTAACCTTTGGCAGCTTTGGGGCAGCCGTTTAAGCCATAGCGCGTTACGCAATTTCTTTAGTCTGGAACTGGCATACTCAAAAGTTGGGTCAAGGGACGACCACCTTCCTTTCTGCCTTACTCTGGCAGTTCAGATTATAGCATATTGTGTCGCGGCAGTCAATTTTGTTTACTTCTAATTTTTACTAAGGGAGGTGAAAAAATGCCCGAAGCGTGGACTGGCCGTTTGATTGGGAAAATGCACAACAACGACATTTCTTATGAAGATGTAGCAAAAAAGCTCGGTTACGGCAAGCCTTATATCTGTTTGATTCTGAACAGCAAGCGAAAACCGCCTGACATTCAGAAGAAGATGGAGGAGGCTGTAAGTGAACTGATCGCGGAAAGAAAGGAGTGAGCGAATGAACAACATTCAGATTTTTAAGTACGAAAACAACGATGTACGCACGGTTGAGATGAACGGTGAACCCTGGTTTGTGCTGAAAGACGTGTGCGTGGTACTTGGGCTTGGAACTGTCTCTAAAGTTGCTGACAGGCTGGACGCTGACGAAAAGGGTATGAATCAGATTCACACCCCTGGCGGTATGCAGGATGTAACGGTTATCAACGAATCCGGCCTGTACAACGTCATCCTGCGCAGCGACAAGCCAGAGGCAAAGCCTTTCCGCAAATGGGTCACCAGTGAAGTCTTGCCCAGTATCCGCAAAAACGGTGGTTACATCGCCGGGCAGGAACAGCTTACCCCATCCGAATTGATGGCTAAAGCCCTGCTGGTTGCCAACAAAACGCTTGCGGAACGTGAGGCGAGGATTTCGGAACTTACAGTTCAGAATGCTATTATGCAGCCTAAAGCTGAATATTTTGACGAACTTGTAGACCGTAATTTGCTGACCAGCTTTCGGGAGACGGCAAAACAACTTGGAGTTGAAGAGAAAAAGTTTATTTCTTTCTTGATGGAAAAGAAATACATCTACAGAGATAAAAAAGCAAAGCTGATGCCATACGCCGATAAAAACAACGGATTGTTTGAGGTTAAAGAGTGCTTTAACGAGAAAACCAAGTGGAGCGGCACACAGACACTTATCACGCCTAAAGGCCGTGAGACGTTCCGACTGCTGTGCTTGAATGCTTTATAAAAAGGAGCAACCAAATGACACCTAAACTGTTTGTCACAATTGCTATCAAGGGCGCCGTGCTGGGCGGTGCGATATGCAATCTGGTTTTTACGCTCTACTTTGAACACTGGTTAAAAAGAGAGCGGGAAAAGGCCGAGCGCTTCTCCGAAAAGAGAAATTGCAGCGATTATTACCGATACAATGGCAATAGCGTTTGCACGCTTTGCACTGGCATCAGCATCCTTTGCATCCTGTTCAGCTTTTTGAGCACGGCGCTCCGCTAACTCTGCAAGGCGTTTGGCTTGTACGGCAGTTTCCGTTGATGCTTTTTCAATATTTTTCAGCGGAGTGCTTTCAAAGTCAATGTCTTTTGTAAAATCTGGAATTTTTAAATCCATACTATTTTCCCCCTTTCGCACAGTATACAACTTCTTGATATGTGTTACAAGGAGATGATGAACATGACAAACCTTGCTTTTACAGCTCTTATCAAAAACAAGGGCTACAACAAACAACGCCTTGCAGATGTCTGCGGCTTGTCTAAAACGCAGATGTCAAACCGCATTAACGGCGCCAATGATTGGCGCTGGCCGGAGGTTGGCAAAGCGTGCGCCGCACTGGGCATCACGCTTGACGAATTTGCAACGTATTACCCGGTGGCGGACGTGCCAAAATCTACCGTCACGCCTACCGCCTCGCAGGACAACATTACAGAGTTTGAAAACCTGCGTACTGCATTGATTAACTTTTTAAAAGGAGCCTGATCACATGACAAAAACAAAAACGCCGCCCCGGTGCACCACCACCGGAACGGCAAAAAAACAGAGCATCGCAAAAAGCTCTACCTGTATTCTATCACTGAAGCGCGCCGCCGTCAAGCTGGCAATCACCGCAGATTTGGTGCTGCTTCTAGCCGCGCTCGGTTCTCTCAACATCCCCACCACTCTCTCCGCCCTGCTGGCGTTGAATCTGCTGTGCGGACTGTATCCAAAGGAGGAATCCAGCCATGAAGAAATTTGAACTGACCGCCGAATTTGTAACGAACGTTTTCGGGAAGAAGTTGTTCCGTATTAAGGCTCTCGTCGCTTTCGGCGACGTTGAGAAGGGAGAACTTGGCGGATTTATTGAGAAGGAAGATAACCTCTCCCACTCCGGCGATGCGTGGGTCTCCGGCAATGCGCAGGTCTACGACAATGCGCAGGTCTACGGCAATGCGCAGGTCTACGGCGATGCGCGGGTCTACGGCAATGCGCAGGTCTCCGGCGATGCGCGGGTCTCCGGCAATGCGCAGGTCTCCGGCGATGCGCGGGTCTCCGGCAATGCGCGGGTCTCCGGCAATGCGCGGGTCTCCGGCAATGCGCGGGTCTACGGCAATGCGTGGGTCTCCGGCGATGCGCGGGTCTCCGGCGATGCGCGGGTCTCCGGCAATGCGCAGGTCTCCGGCGATGCGCGGGTCTCCGGCAATGCGCGGGTCTCCGGCAATGCGCGGGTCTCCGGCAATGCGCGGGTCTACGGCAATGCGTGGGTCTCCGGCGATGCGCGGGTCTCCGGCGATGCGCGGGTCTCCGGCAATGCGCAGGTCTCCGGCGATGCGCGGGTCTCCGGCAATGCGCGGGTCTCCGGCAATGCGCGGGTCTCCGGCAATGCGCGGGTCTACGGCAATGCGTGGGTCTCCGGCAATGCGCGGGTCTACGGCAATGCGTGGGTCTACGGCAATGCGTGGGTCTCCGGCGATGCGCGGGTCTCCGGCAATGCGCAGGTCTCCGGCAATGCGTGGGTCTACGGCAATGCGCGGGTCTACGGCAATGCGCAGGTCTCCGGCAATGCGCAGGTCTCCGGCGATGCGCGGGTCTACGGCGATGCGCAGGTCTCCGGCAATGCGTGGGTCTCCGGCGATGCGCAGGTCTACGGCAATGCGGACTACGCTGTCGTTACAGGCTTCGGCCGATATTTCCGTGCGACAACATTTTTCCGCTGCAAGGATAAAATTATCCGCGTACAGCGCGGTTGCTTTTATGGTGATTTGGCGCAGTTCCGTGAGATCGTCAAGAAAACCCACGGCGACAGCAAATACGCTAAAGAGTACCTCGCAATCGCCGACTTGATGGAGCTGCATTTTTCTGATGAAGAAGAAAATCAGGAGGCAGCCAAATGACCAGCTTCTGGGGGCATCAAGATAACCCCTTCCCGCCTGCCGAACCACGCCGCCCCCGCTGCCCTGTCTGCGGCGAAGAATGCGAAACTATCCACTTTATCCCTGCAAAATTCGGAACGGAAATTATCGGCTGTGATATGTGCTATAACCCCGGCGACTTCCCCGGTGAAGATGTCCAAGAGGACGACCCTTGGGAAGATTGCCGCTGTATGGAGGACTACTAAAATGACCATTGACGACATCAGCGCCCTGAAACAGGCGCACGCACTTTTGAAGGGTCGGCATCTTGCCGAGTTCATCCCCACTGGAAAGGGCATCAGCGCTTGCTATTTCAAAGCGGTGCAGGCTGTCCGCCGCATCTATTCCGAGAACACCGTCGCATTTGTACCGCTTTTCGCAAAACATGAATACGGCCTGAACAGCACCTATTTTCTTGCAGACGGAATTCCGGTCTACTACTATGACCTAAAAACCCGCAAGCCGGACACGGCCCTGCCGCCCGCCAGCTGCTACCGCATCCACCTCACCACACCCGACCCGGAAGGAGAAGCCATCTAATGAGCATCTATGAAACCCTGTCCAACATTCAAGTGGAGCTCAAAGCCCCCAAGAACCTCTATAACTCGTTCGGCAAATATAAGTATCGCAACGCGGAGAGCATTCTCGAGGCCGCAAAGCCTCTTTGCGCCAAGCATGGCTGCACCCTGACCGTCTCGGATGAAGTCGTTCTCATCGGCAGCCGGTACTACATCAAGGCCACCGCTACTGTGCAGGACAAGGACGGCAACGCCGCCAGCACTACCGCCCTTGCCCGCGAAGATGAAACCAAGAAAGGCATGGACGGCGCACAGATCACCGGTACGGCATCCAGCTACGCCCGCAAATACGCGCTGAACGGCCTGTTCTGCATTGACGATACCAAAGACCCCGACAGCGACGAATACCACAACCAGACCGCCGCAGCGGCCAACGCGCAGGACAATAAGACCATAACGGAAACCGCCGCCGCCCGCCTTGCCGCCCGCGCCGAGTGCCAGCGCGCTGTCAAAGCCTACTGTCAGAAGAACAACGCCGATGAAAATGACGCGTGGAAACTCATCGCAGAAACCATCGGCAAGCCCTCTAAGGACTTCACGGCAGAGGACTGGAAGCAGGGCCAGCAGATTGCAGAGGCGTGGAAATGAAGCAGCAAATTGCCATCAAGACAGCAGTTGTTATCGGCAACACAATTACGCTGGAATGTTCCCCCACCGACTGCGATAAAGCCCGCGCCGTCATTGACGAGGGAAAGCCACTTGCCGCCGTCATCGGCACGGCTACGCAAAAGCGCAGCCTCTCGGCCAACGCTTACGCATGGGCGCTCATGAACCAGCTTGCCGCCAAAATCAACCGCCCTGTACTGGACATCTACCGCGATTTGATCCGCGACATAGGCGGCAGCTCCGCCCTTGTCACCCTCCGCGCCGATGCTGCAAGGGCATTCAAAAACGGCTGGGAGAGCAAGGGCGAGGGCTGGCAGGTCCATAAGCTCGATGAAATGACCACCCCGCAGGGGACTTTCTACAACCTGCAATGCTGGTACGGCTCTTCCCAGTTCGACCCATCACAGATGCACCGACTCATTGAACTGATCGTGCAGGAGTGTCAGCAGCAGGGCATCCCCACTATGACCCCGGAAGAAATTGCAAAACTGAAAGGACTGACAGACGATGCAGACCCGCAATGAATTCGGCGTGAAGCTGGACAAGAACGGCTATGCACCGTCCCTGTTCGCGCATGAGTCGTTCCGCTGCTATAACTGTGACCGATTCGGTGAAACCGCCCGGCATGAGATTTTTGGCGGCTCCCGCCGCAGCGCAAGCAAGGCTTTAGGCCTTTGGGTTAATGTTTGCCCCGACTGCCACAATGCTATCCACGCCAGCGGCTTATTGCAATACCACTACCACAGAAAAGGCCAACTTTTGGCCGAAGCCTACTACCATTGGAACCATGACGACTTCCGCCGCCGCTTTTACAAAAACTATTTGGAGGACTAACCTATGTTGAATGTTGTTGCTATCATCGGAAGACTCGCTGCATCGCCGGAACTCAAAACCACGAACAGCGGCAAGTCCGTCTGTTCCTTCCGCATCGCCAACGATTCCGGCTATAAGGATGCCAGCGGCCAGAGCCATACAAACTGGCTCGATGTCACCGCATGGGGAAAAACCGCAGAGTTCATCTGCAAATACTTCCCCAAAGGTGCCCTCATTGCCATTGATGGCCGCTTGCAGACGCGCCAGTATCAGGACAAGAACGGTCAGAACCGCACAGCCGTTGAAATCGTGGCCCAGAACGTGAGTTTCTGCGGCAGCAAGGAAAGTACCATCCCAGCTTCGCAGAACGCCGCACAGAGCCCCGCAGCCCCCTCACAGCGCACGCAGGGCATGCCCGACGTTTCCTATTCTTCCGGCCAGTCTGACGACTATGCCCTCATTGAGGATGAGGGGGATTTGCCGTTCTAGGAGGTGCGCGTCATGAAAGAAAGAACGAACGAAAGAAAGCAGCCGAGCCAGCTTGACCAGATTTTAGCCGTGCTGGAATCCGGCGGCACATTGACCGCACTGGACGCGCTCGAGGACTTTGGATGCAGCCGCCTTGCCTCCCGCATCACAGACCTAAAGCGCCGGGGCGTCCCGGTGGCCTCCCGCATGGTGCAGCGCCGCAACCGCTATGGTCGGCTCTGCCGTGTCGCAGAATATTATTTGGAGTGTTGAAAAATGGCTAACGAGGGCTTCATCAAGCTATACAGAAAAATGCTCGAATGGGGCTGGTATGATGACGGCCCAACCAAAGATGTGTTCATTCACTTGCTTTTGATTGCCAGCTACGAGGATAAATTCTATCGCGGCATACCTCTGGAACGCGGGCAAGTTGTTACCACTGTAAAGGAAATGGAAGTCAAACTCGGGCTAACAACACGGCAAATCCGCACCGCTCTAAGTAAGCTAATTTCGACAAACGAAGTGACAAAGAAATCAACGTCAAAATTTACCATCTACACGATAAATAATTACGCTGATTATCAGGCTTGCGACAAACAAAGCGACAAACAAGCGACAAACGAGCGACAAACGAGCGACAAACCCTCTAATACTAAGAAGGTAAGAAGTAAAGAATATATAGCTGCTACTGCTGCCAGCGACGTCGGGTGTGACCTGTATAACCAGGATTTATCCGACTGCATCCAGTGCTATGAGCAGAACTGTGGTTCCATCCCCCGCGCTGTATCCGATGAAATCAAAGCGGCCCTGCAAAAATTTCCAGCCGCCATTATCTGTCAGGCAATAGAAGAAGCCGCCGTTCATAACTCCCGGCGTTGGAGCTACATATCCCAAATCTTGGCACGCTGTGAGCAGGAAGGAATCTACACTGTGGAAGCTTTCAAGGCAAAGCGCGACAGTGCTAAAGCGACCCGCACTACGCCACGCCAGACAGACGCCGCAGCCGCAATGGAGCGATTAAAGCAGCTCGCGAAAGGAGTGACCACCGATGACTGAACAGGAAACTGCCGTCTTTCTGCTGTCCTGCACCAACTACTGGGCAAACCTCATGCGCGGAAAAGACCCGGACGAAATGACAAAAGCCTGGGCCACAGCACTGAAAGATGTCCCCTTGCAAGCGGCCAAGAGCGGCGCGGCAAATCTGGCCGCCACACTGAAATTCCCGCCCACCGTTGCCGAACTGCGCACGGCGGCAGAGAAATTTCTCCCGCACAAAATCGAATCGTTTGACGTTCTGTTTGCTCGCACCTGTCATGCGTGCCTGCACTTTGACACACCGCTTTATCAGAAAATCCAACGCGACGAGGTAAATACGCAGGAGGCGTTGAAGCTGCATGCCAAAGTTTGAAATCATCACCTATTCCCGCTCTACCGGCGACATCACCCACTCCAAGCGCCTGTATTCCACGCGCTGGAACGCTGAAGCCGCCCTGCGCACCGCAGGATACACCCAAAATCCTCGCCTGCCGGATATATAGTACAGCGAGAAGTACTACGCGAAAGTAAAGGAGATAGCACCGTGATCCAAAAATACATCATCTCCCTGCCCCCTATTACCAAAAAGAACTCCCAGCAGATACTTACCAACCACCGCACCGGAAAGCCGTTCATTGCCCCCAGCAGGCAGTACAAGAAGTACGAACAGGCCGCCATGTGGTATCTCGCCCCAAAGCCGAAAGCCCCGCTGGCGGGCCGCTACCGCGTTGCCACGGTGTTTTACATGCCGACCCGCCGCAAAGTAGACCTCACGAACTTGATGGAGGCTGCCCATGACACCCTTGTCGCCGCCAAAATCATTGCAGACGACAATAACACCATCATCGCCAGCGTAAACGGCAGCCGCGTTATGTACGACAAAGAAAACCCCCGCACCGAAATTTTTATTGAAGAATTGGAGGATGAAGTAGATGACAACTGAACGTAAATGCCCTGATTGCGGCTGCTGCTGCGACTATAGCAGTCCATGCTGCAATCTGAAAGGCGGTAACACAGACCATCCGGGTGGCTGTAAAAAGATTACATCCGGGAATCTGTACATAAGCTCTACAATCGGGACTCCCGCCGTATTGGAACAGTTGGCAGAAGAAAGCGCAGAGCTTGCGCAGGCAGCCTTGAAGTTTGCCCGTAAGCTCCGCAATGAGAATCCGACGCCAAAATCGAAAGAAGAATGCTTACAGGATTTGCTTGAAGAACTGGCAGACGTAAAGCTCTGTATGGAGGTTTTTGAAGAGAAAAACTACTACCCAGATGAAATCGAGCAAATCATGCAGCAAAAGCGCAAACGCTGGGAAAGCCGTATTTCGGCAAGCAAGGAAGTGTAACCCATGAAAGCCAGACTTCATCCAACCCCGGCAATGCAAAAAGCCATAGATGCTTATGCAGAAGCTAAAATTCAGGGCATCCAGAGCCGTGCGCAGGAGGCTGTCATGAAGGAGCGCAACGACATTGCTACCCGCGCCACCTATCTGTGTCTGCTGGCGTGCTATCAGGTCGGTCTTTCTCCCCGCACCCTGAAACGGATTCAGGATGCAATGACAGGCCCCGTTGCTGATAAATACAATGAGTACCGCAATGACCAGCTTGCCGACCTCTGGGCGCAGGTAACTCTGCAAAGCATCGGCATTGAAGCACCCAAAACAAAGGAGCCGCTATGACCACAACAAAATTCTGCAAGACCTGCGGGAAAATCATGTGGGACGTACAGCCCACAAAGCGCTATTGCGATTCCTGCATCCGCAAGCGCAATATCAAGAGCGCGCAGGCGTCCTACCAGCGCCGCAGGGATGCCGGTGTTTTGAAAAAAAGCAAGAAACCCGCTGCGCATCCCTGCCCGAAGAAAACCATAAAGCCCATTGAGCAATGTACCCGCGAAGCCGCCGCCCTTGGCCTGACCTATGGGCAGTATGTAGCCCGCGGGCTGGATAAGGAGTAAGACTATGGACGCAGTTGAATTTTACAAATCAATGAAGCGCATGTGTTACAGTGGTGAAATGTGTGAAAAATGCCCTCTATATAATAATTTCAGCGAAATGGGAAGTGTTTGTGATGTACTATTGCACATCACAGATGAGAAGGCTTCCAAAGTTAAAAGCATCGTTGAACAATGGGCAAAAGGCCACCCCGTAAAAACACGAAAAAGTGAATTTCAAAAAATGTTCCCGAATGCGAACATGTACAGTATTACAACCACTTTTTGCACTGCGCATTTTGACAAAAAGAAGGCGTGCGAGGTAGGCGCGGCATCTGAAGAAATGTGCGAGAAGTGCAGATACAAATACTGGAACGAGGAGGTCGATGAGTGATGGACGCAGTTGAATTTTTCCAGACGGTAAACAGGTTATGCAAAAATCGAAGCTGCGCGGGATGTCCCATTTGTAAAAAGGGCATGATTAAGGATATGTGTATGGTCAGGCGCACGGTTATGCTCGGCGACGCTTCAGTTGAAAGCATTGAGGAAATGATTTCAATTGTCGAGCAATGGGCAAAAGAACACCCCGTCAAGACCCGCCAGAGTGAGTTTTTGAAGATGTTCCCAAACGCAACAACAATGGGAGGAGTGATTGCGATTTGCCCAAACGACATCGACAGCACATACAGAAACATGGAATATTGCGACCATAGCTTTTGTGAAGAATGCGGTAAAAAATATTGGAACGAGGAGGTAACCGACAATGACTAACATCACAACCCTGCGTCCCGGCGAGCACTTCATGTTCAAAGGCTTCGAGTGGGTGTGCCTTGACCCGAACCACCCTGACGGCGGCGTGCTGGCAATTATGGCAAAGACGTGGGCAAAAGACGTAAAATTCTGTCCAAGTGATAAATTTGCAGACGAAAGGGGCAACTGGTATAACTACCGCACAAGTAATGTGCGGAGAATTCTATCTGATATGGCGAACGCTGTTTTCGATAGAAAAAGTCTGCTGAGACATAACGTTGACCTTGTTGCCGACAACGGAGACAGAGCTTATGGCACTGTACAGGACTTTGTTTTTATCCTCACGTGTGATGAGTACCGCAAGTACCGTGACTACATCCCGCACTACGACAGATGGATTTGGACTGCCACACCGTGGTACTGCGGCGATAAGGATTCTGACACGGTCAAAACGCGATACGTTCGCGGTGTAAGCCAGGATGACCGGTTGGACTACTACTATGCGTACTACGACGGGGCTGTCGCTCCGGCTTGTATTCTAAATCCAAAATCGCTCAATCTGCGCCAGAGTATGGCGTTTGTAGAGGAGGTAGCAGAATGACACAACTTCAAGAAGCAATCCACAATAAAATCACGACATACAGCGAGGATGAATAAATGGCAATCAGTAAAAAGACCCGCGTTGCGGTGTACAAGAAATTTGACGGTCATTGCGCTTACTGTGGCCGCCACATTGCCTACAATAATATGCAGGTAGACCACTTCAAGCCGCAGAGGGCGTGGAACCCAGAGGATTCCGGCACGGACGGCATTGAAAACCTTATGCCGTCCTGCCGTATGTGCAACCATTACAAACGCGCACACGACCTTGAAACATTCAGACGATACATTGCAGAGATTCCGCGAAAACTGCAAGAGAACTACATTTACAAGGTCGGCGTCGTTTACGGCAATGTGCTGGAAAATCCGAAAGCGATCAAATTCTATTTTGAGAAAGTGAGAGATAGCCATGCGACTGATTGATGCAGATGAATTAAAGAAACGCGCCGTGAAGGTGTGTTTTCCAAACGCGCCGGAATGCGGCGAGTTTGACGCGGTCGTAATTTACGAAATTGACATTATGCCGACCATAGACCCAGAATCCCTGCGACCTACTGCGCATTGGATAAGCGATAGCGCCGGGAGCACAAATGTTGTATGTTCAGCCTGTAATTCAATTTCTTTCGCTGCTTATAATTTTTGCCCGGAGTGCGGCAAAAGGATGGTGAACGCAAATGAGAGAATGGATAAGCGTTAAAGACAGACTGCCGACTGAAAGGAAGAACACAAAATGAACGACGCACTTTTAAGCAGCAAGAAAATGGATTACTGCACACCGCAGGAGTTTTTTGACAAGTTAAACGAGGAATTTCATTTCTCTCTGGATGCAGCGGCAAACGAGAAAAGCGCAAAGTGCAATCTGTTTTACACGCCAGAAACCGATGGGCTGAAAATGCCGTGGAGCGTTGAATCAGGAAGTGTGTTTTGCAATCCACCATACGGCAGAACGATTGGTCTATGGGTGCGCAAAGCCTACGAAGAATCGCGCAGCGGGACAAAAATAGTCCTATTGATACCCGCGAGAACTGATACGTCATATTTCCACGATTATGTGTACGGAAAAGCTGAAATCCGTTTTCTACGCGGAAGACTGCGTTTTGAGGACGAGGACGGCAACAGGTATCCACCAGCGCCTTTCCCGTCTATGCTGGTTATATACAACGGAGAACATTATGTTGAATTAAACAGGTTCTACAACATGGGCAGAACTGCCCACACTGCGGCAAAAGGATGGTGAGCGCACATGACCATTATCCTTGTTATCGCTGCCGTCTGTGTTTACGACCTGTGCGGCCTGCTCGCCGTCCTGTACATCAACCACACAGACAGAATGGACACCGTAGACGGCGCAGACAACGTTATTGTCCTTATTTTCTGGCCGCTGCTGGTCGTAACCCGTATCGGCATCGCATGTTATAGAATCATAAGGAGGCTTCTAAAATGATTTCTACCCCCGGAGGTGGCCACATGACAAAACAGCAACTAGTTGATGAATACGCCCGCGAACATCTTTGTGCGACGTGCGAGTGGAAAAATGGCGATATTTGCACGCTGCCGCGCTGCATGAAAATGGAAGAAAGGAGCAAAAATGAGAGAAAGACCGCTCAATCTAGATGAATATGGAATTTCAAAAGAAAGATACCTTGAATTAAAGCACTTTTGCAAAAGATACGCTGAAATGCGGTTGGAAATTGCTAGTGCAAGAGGGCTTGATGCGGTTTCAAATGACGGTTTGCCGCACGGAAACGGAAAGTCAGACCCAACAGCTAGAAAGGCGGACAGAGCGCTAAAGTTAAGCACAGATGTCCGAATCATTGAGGATGCGGCAAGAGAAGCAGACCCTTTAAACTGGTGCGCTCTGTTGAAAAACGTAACAGAGGGAACGGCTTACGAATACCAGCCTGTGTATTGCGGCAGACGGCAGTTTTACGAAAGCAGAAGAAAATTTTTCTGGCTTTTGGACAAGAAAAAAGGGTAACCGTGGGGACGTTGTCAAGTGGTAACATAGATATGCTGGATGATGTAGGAACGGAACAGCCTACGGCATAGCTAAAATCTCTTTTCTTTACCATTTTCATTTCTCCTGTTTTCATAGCTGGCAGCCGGGAAAGACCGGCATTTTATGTGCCGCATAGCCAATCGCAAGATAAGGGCGCTACGCTTAGAAGCGACCGCGTAGAAATGGTGTGAGACCTATGTGCGGCTCCAACAGTCGCGGAAAGCCTATGTTACACGCAACTTGCGAAAGAGTGCGAGTTTGTGGCAAGTTTCAAAATATAATACGTTAATGCGTTGAATGTTAACTTGCCTATGACTTGCACACCGTGCAACACGCGCAACTTCCGCGCCTTTATATGCCACGTAGCACCTGGGGCGTGCGCCGTTAGTGGATGGGGTCGGTTCGAATCCGACAGTGGCGAAGGCTGGGCCGCTCCCACCGGTGAAAGCCCGGCGTAGGCAAAACGCGATAGATCAACCTGAACGCTGTAAGCAAAGCGGCAAGCCGATCAGGAGCGCGGCGCGATGGCAGACCGCAACGGGACTTCGAGAGCCTGAAAAAGTCTGCCCCACATCTGCTTGCGCGGACGCTGTTACTGACGCCGTTACGCGTTGTGGCCCCCCTTTAATCAAAGCAGAAACCGCGACCAGCGGACGGGATATAAATAACGCTGGATTACGTTGCGGACTTGCTCCCTGCAACGGGTGAGACCGGCATAGCAGAGACCGGAAGGGCGGGAACGCGCTTTTCCTCCGGCGCAAAGGGGTTTTAGGGGGATATAAGCCTACACAAATTGTGTTGGCTTTTTGTGTTGTAAGGCGAGGTGATAAAGTGGCATCAAGAAAAAATCCGGTGGGCGCACCACCTAAATACAGAAGCGTAAAGGCAATGCAAGAAAAGATTGATGCCTACTTTGAAGCCTGCAAAGGACAGCCGTTCGTAAACGATAACGGCGAACCGATGCGAAATAAAAACGGCTATATCATCTATGACGATAAAAAGCCGCCTACTGTGACAGGGTTGGCGCTTGCACTTGGTTTTGCATCAAGGCAGGCACTTTTGAATTACCAAAATAAACCAGAGTTCAATGACGCGATTACGCGTGCAAAGACCCGTTGTGAACAGTACGCCGAAGAAAGACTGTATGACAAAGACGGCTCCGGCGGTGCGCAGTTCAGTTTACGGGCAAATTTCGGATGGCAGGATAAGCCAGAACAACAGCAGGATAGCGAGGTGCTAATCATAGATGACTTGTAAGCTATCTGGCGTTGTTTCCCCTTGCTTCGCAAAAGTCCACCGTGAAATCAAGGCAGGCAATGTAAAAGAGCTTGTCGCAAAGGGCGGGCGCGGCAGTACAAAATCCAGCTATATTAGCATAGAGCTAATTTTGCAGCTGCTAAAGCATCCGCAATGCCACGCGGCGGTTTTCCGCAAGGTCGGAAACACACTGCGCACAAGCGTGTATGCGCAAATCGTTTGGGCTATCAATGAGCTTGGATTGCACGACAATTTTCGTTGCACAGTCTCCCCGATGGAATGCACCTATTTGCCAACAGGGCAAAAGGTGCTTTTTTTCGGTGTTGATGACCCCGGCAAGGTAAAGTCAATCAAAGTGCCGTTTGGTTATATCGGCATCTGCTGGTTTGAAGAGCTTGACCAGTTTGACGGGGAAGAGCAAATCCGAAACGTGGAGCAGTCCTGCTTGCGCGGCGGTGACTGGTTCATTACGTTCAAGAGCTTCAACCCGCCTGCAATGGCGCGGAACTGGGCAAATGGGTACGCTTTGAAAGCGCGGGCGGGAAAGCTGATACATCATTCCACCTATAAAACGACGCCCGCAGAATGGCTCGGGGAGCGGTTTCTGGCCGATGCTGAATACTTGCAGCGCACAAACGAAACGGCCTACCGACACGAGTATCTGGGCGAGGTTGTCGGCAGCGGCACAGCGGTATTCGAAAACCTGAAAATTCAACCAATCACAGACGAGCAGTTGAAAACATTCGACAGAATCAAGCGCGGCGTTGACTGGGGCTGGTATCCTGACCCATGGGCATACAATGCAATGCACTATGACGCAGCGCGGCGCACGCTGTACATCTTCGATGAACTGACACGGCGCAGAACCAGCAACCGCGACACTGCACAGCTGCTTTTGGATAGAGGGCTGACGCGTGAGGATAAAGTCTGCGCGGATAGCGCCGAGCCAAAATCCATTGCGGACTATAACAAGTACGGCGTAAAAACATTCCCTGCCCGTAAAGGGCCGAAATCGGTTCGATATGGCACAAAATGGTTGCAAATGCTGGAAGCTATTGTCATTGACCCAGAACGTTGCCCGGACACTGCAAAAGAGTTTAGCGAGTACGAGTACGAGCGAGATAGCAAGACGGGAGAAGTGCTCGAAGGCTATCCGGATTTGAACAACCACCACATTGACGCGGTGCGCTATGCGATGGAAAGCACAGCGAACAAGGCGGGAGACACCGCCGAAACCAGATACAAGAGCATTTTCGTGTAAAGGCGGTGAGAAGACGTGAAAACATACCAAGATTTTGTAGCGGTTGGCGAGGACGAAAAGGCCCGCATGAGTTTCATACTGGGCGCAATCAATGAGTATAAGGCCGACCATAGCACACGCCTTGCAGCGAACGCAAACAAGTATTACCACGGAGAAAACCCTACAATCAACAAATACGAGAAAATCATTTACGACATGCAGGGCAAGGCGCACCGTGACATGTACACGGCAAACCACAAGATAGCATCAAAGTTCTTTGGCTTGGTCGTAGACCAAGAAGTTTCGTATTTGTTGGGAAACGGCATTTCATTTCAGAAGCCGGAGACAGAAAAGGCGCTGGGTGCGACGTTTGATGAAGATATTATGGACGCTGCCCGCCATGCTTTGATTGACGGGCAGTCATTCTTGTTCTGGAATCTAGACCACGTGCAGGTATTCGCAGCAGAGGAATTTGTCCCCCTGTACGACGAGGAAGACGGCTCCATTAAAGCCGGAATCCGTTTTTGGCAGGTGGCAGACAATAAGCCACTGCGCGCCACGCTGTACGAGCTTGACGGTTACACGGAATACCTAAAGCCCAAAAGTGATGATATGGCGATTCTCAAGCCGAAACGCGCTTACAAGTTAAAGCTGCGCACCAGCGAGGCAGACGGCACAGAAATTTATGACGGTGAGAATTATCCCGGGTTTCCCATTATCCCGCTGAAAAACGGAGAGCAGGCCCACAGCGAGTTACAGGGGCGACAGAATACCATTGACGCGCTCGACCTTGCAAGCTCCAACATGGTAAACAACGTTGACGAAGGCAACCTGATTTTCTGGGTGCTGACCAACTGCGGAGGCATGGACGAGCAGGACGACACAAAGTTCATTGAGCGTCTTAAGACGACCCATGTCGCCCATGCTGACGGTGACGAGGGCGCGAAGGCCACGCCACAGAGCATCGAAGCTCCGTTCCAAGGCACGCAGGCGACTATTGATATGCTCACCAAAAAGTTATACGAGGACTTTCAGGCCTTTGATTCTGCTGCTGTCAGCGCTGGCAACCAAACTGCAACGGCTATCAAGGCCAGTTATGTGCCACTCGACCTGAAAACAGACAAGTTTGAAAGCTGCGTGACGCGCTGCATCAAGGGCATTTTGGCGGTTGCCGGGCTTGATGACAATCCGACATACACGCGCAACCAGATTATCAACAAGCAGGAAGAGGCGCAGACGGTCTTGCTGGGTGCAGAATACTACGATGATGAATACATCACTAAAAAGCTGCTGACAATCCTTGGCGACGCTGACCAGTACGAGGATTTGATGAAGCGAAAGGCGGCAGAGGAGTTATACCGCACGACCAACAGCGAGGAGTGACAAGATGTTGAATTTTGAAAACCTCGACAAAGCCAACTTTTTAGGCATTGGCAAATACGATACACCGATTATCCAGCCGGAACACATTAATGTGCGGCATCTGGAATGGATTCCGTTCAACTTTGCAAAAACCTGTACGGACTGCGCAACAAAAGGCGTTCACTTTTTCGTGGATGATTATCAATTCCAAAGGGTGTGGAATCAGCCGGACAGGTACATTCCGCTGCTGCAAAAATTTGGCGCTGTTTGTGCGCCTGATTTCTCAATGTATACGGATATGCCGCTTGCTATGCAGATATACAATCACTATCGCAAGCACTGGCTAGCGGCATACTGGCAGCAATGCGGGATTCACGTTGTGCCAACCTTATGTTGGAGTAATGAACAAAGCTACGAATGGTGCTTTGATGGCGAGCCGCAACATTCGATTGTGGCGATTTCCAGCGTGGGAACGCAACAAAGCAAGCAGAATCAAGCGCTGTTTGAAAAAGGCGTTCGGGCGGCATTGGCAAGGCTTGAACCCAGTGAGATTTTGTGGTATGGCAAATGCCCTGAAGAATTTGACTGGAACGTTACTAGGATTCAGCCATATTATAAGCGAGTAAGAAGTAGATGCGAGAATGGGCGGTAGAGGTTCTGGAAGCGGCAGGGGCGGCGGTAGTGAGAGTATAGGCGCCTTAAAAGAGAGAGAAAAAAGCCTGAATTCCCAAATTGACAAACTGAATAAAAGGTTGGCAGATTACGCATCAAGAAATCCTGCGTGGAATATGCCAAGCGGATATTACGATGTACAGAGAAAAAAACAGGCACTTGAATCAAAAAAGCGTTCGATAACAAGCAAAATAATGACCGCAAGCAGAAACGTGACTGCTGAAAAAACAAATGGAAAACCATTTGTAAATTCCTTTGGCGAAGCTACAAAAAGAGAGATTACTACCACATCGTACAAAAATAGCCAAGCAAGACTTGACAAAGAAATTATGAGGTTTGTCGGTGGCGAGATCAATAGAAAAAAACAGACTAAAAGAAGAAAATGAGAAAACCTGATTATGCCCACAAACTGACGGATAAACAGCTCGCCAAGCTGGAACAGCGTATAGCAAAGCTATACAAAGAAGCTGCTGACGAATTGACCGATACGGTGAAAGCCTATTTTGAACAGTTCGAGAAGCGTGATGCAGCCATGAAAGAAAAGCTCGATGCGGGAGAAATCACCGAACAGCAGTACAAGCAATGGCGGCTTGCGCAGATAGGGCGCGGCAAGCGTTTTACGGCGCTGCGGGACAAGGTGGCAGAAAGATACACTAATGCCAATGCAACGGCTGTGGCATACGTCAATGACGCCACGCCGGGCATTTACAGTTTGAATCGCAATTACGCTGCTTACAAAATCGAGCAGGTTTCCGACAAGGCAGATTTTACGCTATGGGACGAACAGACGGTCAGACGGTTGGTCGTTGAACAGCCTGACCTTATGCCGTATTATCCGCCGCAGCGTGCATTGCAGCGCGGCATTGATTTGAAATACGGCAAGCAGCAAATCACAGCCAGCGTCACAAGCTACATTCTGCAAGGCAAGGGAATTGGCAAGATTGCGGATGACATGCAAAGACGTATGCGGGACATGAGCCGCGCAAGCGCTATCCGAACGGCCAGAACGGCGGTCACAGCAGCAGAGAACGCGGGACGGCTAGATACTTACCGTGCCGCACAAGACATGGGCATCAAGCTGAAAAAACAATGGGTGGCAACGTTAGACAACCGCACACGGCATGCACACGCGGTGGCAGACGGGCAAACGGTAGATGTGGAAAAGCCGTTTATTATTGATGGTTATAAGCTCATGAAGCCTGGAGATGAATCTGCGCCGGGATACCTAGTGTATAATTGCCGCTGCACAACAATAGCGGATTTGCCAGATGTGCCAAAATCGCGGCATGAGTTGCGGAGAGCGATAGACCCAAAAACAGGGAGAAGCGTACTTGTCCCATATATGAATTACACGCAATGGGCTAGCTGGAAAGAAGCAGAAAACAGATATGCGTGGGAAACATATATGAAAAAAGGGCGTAATTTTTCATCCGACAAAAGACAATTTGCGGAATACCGCAAAGTTTTAGGCGATAAAGTGCCAGATTCAGTTTACAAGTTCCAAGATTTAAAGTATAATGATATTGAAATTTGGCACGCGTTAAAGACCTTAAAAAGGCAAACAATGTTTGTAGAAAAAGCGCAATGCGAAACGACGGAAAGAAAATTCAAAGAATATCTTTTGAAGCCCGGCGCAAAACATGCGAAAGAATTTTTCGACGTTGGATATGCAAAGGAAAACCCGATACAGCTACGATACGATATTGCAAAGCAATACGATGAGAGCAAAGTTCAAAATGTAATAGAGCTGGAAGATGGGAGCAAAAAGTATTCGGTTCCCATGAAGTTGGGGATAACGGAGAAAAAGCAATTCTTGACTTGCTGGATAAAAGAACCCGGCAACGGAAAACCGAGAATTACAACAGCCTATAGAAAGGATGCAGACAAGTGATACGCGAATTTGATAAAGTAAAAGTAACTGCATCTGGAAAAATTGGTGTGGTGGTAGATATACGGGGCACGGACGTTTTGCGTTACCTTATCGAACTTGACGAAAACAATCAAATTATTGATTGCAGTGAAAACGAAATCGAAAAGTTAAAATGAAAATCACACTTGAAGACCACAGCGCCGAGGTGCTAGAAGCGCTTGATGCTGCTGTTGGAAGAGCGCTCGAAAAGTGCGGGCTTGTTGCTGAAGGGCACGCTAAAAAGCTATGCCCTGTCGACACTGGCAATCTGCGCAACAGCATTACACATATGGTAAACGACGGCGAAAAAGCTTCGTATATCGGCACAAACAGCGAGTATGCAGTTTATGTGGAGTGCGGCACGGGCGTTTATTACCCCGGCGGCAGACAAACACCGTGGACGTATCAAGACGAAAACGGCGATTGGCATCTGACCCACGGACAACGCGCTAAACCGTACATCAAGCCCGCTGTCGCAGACCATGTAGACCAGTACAAGAAAATAATTGAATCCGAGCTGAAAGGCAAATAAGCCTCTCGGCTCTTTTTATTGGAAGGAAAACACATGAAAAAGATTCTTTATATCGCAATCGCAGTTATGGCATCATTTTTGCTTTTGTGTGGCTGCTCCGAAGCCGCTAGAGCAAACTCCAATATTTCTAAACAGGCCGATTACTTTGAGAGCGAACGAAAAATCACAGTATACAACGCCAGAACAGACAATGTCATTATGGAAGCCGAGGGATATATGTCTATCTCCAACAATTCCAGCAACGAGCTTGTCTGCACTGTAAAGGTTGGCCCCGATACTTACAGAAAAAATTACATCTACCTAAACAGCTACACTATGTATGTTGTCGAAGACATTACAGGAACACACACAGACCCGTACCATTACAAGCTGTATTTCCACACAAATGTTCTGCCAAGCGTTGAAGTGAAACCGTAAAAGGCAAGTTTACCTAGCAACTACCGAGACTTTCTCGGCGGTTGCTATTTTTATACGCAAAAACAGCGAAGCACTGCTGTTTTGAATAAATAAACTCAAATGGCGAAGAACCGCCACCGAAGAAAAGGAGAGAACCCCCATGGCAAAATTTACACGCGCTGAAATTCGTAAGATCATTGGCGAAAGCTGCACTGACGAAATCGAAAATCAGCTGGTGGCGCTCCATCTGGGCGTTGTTGACCCGCTGAAAGACGACGTCACGCGGTATAAAGCCGATGCAGAAAAGCTGCCGGGCGTTCAGAAGGAGTTGGACGACCTGAAAGCGCAGGGCGACGGCGGCTACAAGGCTAAGTATGAAGCAGAGCACAAGGCTTTTGGGGACTACAAGGCCAACGTAGACGCTGAAAAAACGACGGCTGCCAAAGAAAAGGCGCTGTCCGACGTCCTGCTGAAAATCGGCATTTCTGAAAAACGGATTTCCTCTGTCGCACGCCTTGCAAAGGGAGACGGCCTGCTTGACAAACTGGAATTGGATGGCAAGGGCGCTATCAAAGACGCAGCTGCGCTTGAAAAGAGCCTCAAGACCGATTATGGCGAGTACATCACCAAGAGCAGCACAAAAGGCGCAGACACGTCTACTCCCCCTGCCAACAATGGCGGCAAGGCCCTGACGCGGGAGGACATCTACAAGACGGACGACAAGGGCCGCTATGTACTGTCCACCGCAGAGCGTCAGGCTGCGCTTGTGAACCTCATGCAAAACGAATCTGACGATTAACAGAAAGGAGCCAAAATATGGCTGCAAAAACTAACCTGACTACCGCCGCCCAGATTACTGTCAACGCCCGCGAGGTTGACTTTGTCACCCGCTTTGGCAAGAACTGGGACGCGCTGCGCACCATCATGGGCATTATGCGCCCCATCCGCAAGGCCCCCGGCACAAAGCTGGTATCCTATGAGGCCTCTGTTGACGGCACTCTGGCTGGCGGTACGTCCGTTGCTGAGGGCGATGAGATTCCGCTGACCAAGATGAAGGTCAAGCCCAAAACCTACGGCGACATTGAGATTGCCAAGTATGCTAAGAGCGTGTCCGTTGAGGCAGTCGCCAAGTATGGCGCAGACGTTGCCGTTGAAAAGACCGACGAGGCGTTCCTTGTCGCCCTGCAGAACAAGGTTCTGGGCGACTTCTACACCTTCCTGAACGATGGCTCTCTGGCTGTAGCTGCTACCACTTGGCAGCAGGGCCTTGCTCTGGCAAAGGGCAACGTGCTGGACAAGTTCGCCAGCATGGATCGTGATGTTACCGAGGTTGTCGGCTTTGCCAACATTCTGGACTTTTACGGCTATCTGGGCGACAAGGAAATCACCACGCAGACCGCCTTCGGCCTGACCTATGTTCAGAATTTCATGGGCTACTCTACCCTGTTCCTGCTGCCCGCAAAGTACATCGCCCGCAACAAGGTCATTGCCGTCCCTGTTGAGAACATCGACCTGTACTACATCGACCCCGCCGACAGCGATTTCGCCAAGCTGGGCCTGAACTATACCGTCGAGGGCGAAACAAACCTGATTGGTGTTCATGTTGACGGCGACTACAGCCGCGCAACTGGCGATATGTACGCTCTTATGGGCATGAAGCTGTGGGCAGAGTACATGGACGGTATTGCCGTTGCCACCATTACGCCCGCAGAAGCCCGGAGCGCAAAAACTGTTAAGGCAGCACAGTAAAAAAGAGGGAGTGCAATGCTTGAAGAATTGATGAGGGAGTGCCGGAACTGGTTTGTCACACAGAATGGCGTCCATCTGGGCGAGTTCAGCATCAAGGGCGGGAGCATTGCGCTCCCTTTTTTGCGTGCCGGACAGTATTTCCGCATTATGGGCAGCGTTCTGAACGATGGTGTGTATCAATACGGTAACTGCTCGCTAAGAGATGAAACGTTTGATGGCGCTGTCTGGGCCATGGCCGTGCCTGCCGAATTTCTGCACCTTGAAGAAGAAATCAAGGCGTGGCGCACGCAGTACGAGAACGCCGCAAACAGCCCATTCCAGAGTGAGAGCTTTGCCGGGTACAGTTACACCAAATCGAGCGCAAACGGCAATTCTGGCGGCTCTGTGACGGGCTGGCAGGGCGTGTTTGCTTCTCGGCTGAACAAATGGAGAAAGCTATGAGCATTTTAGATGATTTTTCGCATAGCTGCATCATTATGGACAAGCGGACAAAGCCTGACGGTGAAGGCGGCTATGCTACCGAGTGGAGCGAGGGCGCAGAGTTTGCGAATTATGTTGCACTGGACAGCAGCCTTGAAGCACGGCAGGCCGAAGCGCAGGGCGTGACCAGCGTGTATACCGGCATTGTGCGGAAAGATGTGCCTATCGAGTACGGCAGCGTGTACAAGGACGTGACGACCGGGGCATATTTCCGGGTCACGAGCCGCCCGGAAGAAAAGCAAGCCCCGGCAAGCGCTTCCCCGATGCTGAACGGCCTAAAGAGCTTTACGGCTGAACGATTGCGGGAGGGATTGCCTACATGACAAAGGGCGCTGCATTACAGCAGTTTTTCGGGCAATTTATGACCGCTTACGCCAGCAATGCCGTGCCGGATGACGCTGTACTCCCATACCTGACCTATGATGCTGTGTTTGACGCATGGGGAGGCGGAGCGGTATCGCTGACGGTCAACATGTGGTTCCATACCACGCGCGAAGCGGTGCCCAATGCCAAGGCGCTTGAGCTTTCGGACGTGCTGGGCATTGGCGGCGTGACGCTTCCGGTAGATGGCGGCTTTATTTGGTTAAAACGCGGCTCCCCGTTTTGCCAGGCGCTGGCAGATGAGACAGACAAAAACATAAAACGGCGGTACATCAACGTGACCGCCGAATTTTTATGCCTAAATTGAGGTGAAAGCATGAAATTTACTCGTATTCCTGAATCTGCGTTTAAGGAACTGGTCTTGAACGCGGGTTATCTTGCAACTACGTTTGACCCGGCTGCCGGTACTGCGCCGGAAGAAAGTGCGCTGCTGGGCGCCACGACTGGCGGCATCAACTTTACGGCTGTGCCAAGCTTTACCGACTTCGGCGAGGACATCGACAACTGTCCCAAGAACATGAAAGAGCTGAAGCAGATTGAATCCTGGGAAGTCAAGTGCAGTGGCACTTATGTTTCGGCATCGGCAGAAAATGCCAAAAGCATGCTTGGCGCTGCGGATGTTACGACTACTTCCAAGGTTTCCAAAATCACGCCGCGCAACGACCTGAAAGACAGCGACTTTACCGATTTGTGGCTGCTGTGCGATTACTCTGACAAGCACGGCACTACGAATGGCGGTTTCTGCGCCATCCACATGCTGAATACGCTGTCCACCGGCGGTTTCAGTTTGAAGACGGGTGACAAGGAAAAAGGCCAGATGAGCTTTGAATACACGGCGCACTACTCCATTACAGCGCAGGACACTGTGCCGTGCGAGGTGTATATCAAGGCCGGAGAGGATGAAGCCTAATGCGATTTTTTTCTGAACTTAGCACTGACGAAGCGCTGGAAGTCGTTTTGCAAATCGCGCAGCCCATCACAAACCTGATCGATGATGAAGCGTTTGTGAAAGAGATGCAGAAAGCGATGCCGAAGGGCGAAACGACCCGTATTGCAATGCAGCGTTTTGGCCTTGCGAAAATTGTTAAGCTGCTGAACATTGCGTTGAAACAGCACCGCGAGGACGTGTACGAAATTCTCGCACCGTTCAACGGCCTGACGGTGGAAGAAATCGGCAAGCAGAATTTCCTTATCACCTGCAAGCAGGTTGACGACCTGTTGAACGATAAGTGGTTTGTTGATTTTTTCAAATCGTATCTCGGTGGCGGGCAGAACAAGTAATCCCTGTACTGCTGAAAATGCCGAAACTGAGCGCAAAGGCGCTTGTGTCGGCGCTTCCTTACGCTTTAAAAGCTGATTTTGAAGAACAGATGTACAAGGTGTACATGACTGACAGTGCGTGGAGCCTTGTAGTAGCTGTGACAGGCGTAAAGGACAGGCCAGCGAGATATATTGACATTATCCACCCGCCCAAAGTGGATACGCGGACACCAGAACAGGTGCAGGCAGATTTCAAAGACTTTGCGGCGCGGCATGGATTGAAAACAAAAGAACGGCAGGAGGTGAGCGATTAAGTGGACGTATTTGACCTTTTCGCAAAAATTTCGCTGGATTCCAGCGAATACGAGAAAGGCTTGAAAAATGCGAAAAGCAGCGCAAGCGGATTAACGGGACTGTTCGGAAAGGTTGGTTCAGCCGCTTCAACAGTTGGGAAAGGCATCTTTAACGTTGCTACGAACGTTGCGAAAGTATCCGTTGCCGCTACTACGGCAGGTGCAACAGCAATTTCAGCGTTGACGGGACTAGCAATTAGCAGTTATGCAGATTACGAGCAGCTTGTAGGTGGCGTGGAGACGCTATATAAAACCAGCGCCGATAAAGTTCAGCAGTATGCAGCCGACGCGTATAAAACGGCTGGACTTTCTGCAAACGAGTACATGAACACAGCAACAACCTTTGCAGCTTCGCTTGTGTCTAGTCTGGGCGGCGATACGGAACAAGCGGCAGAGCTTGCGAACACTGCCATTTCGGATATGTCAGACAACTCAAATAAAATGGGCACGGCGATGTCTTCTATCCAAGATGCGTATAACGGTTTTGCCAAGCAAAATTATACGATAAATCTAATGTCCGCTGCATAAGTGATTATGCAGTGAGCGTGCGTGAACCTACCACGGGTGTGCAACTGAAAAGGCGGCAGGAAATGGCTGCATGAGACAGTTGTGCTAACAGGGGAAACCTAAACTGTTTATGGCTTTTACAGCATGGTTATCCTGTGCCAAACTATGCTATATCAAAGTTACACTTGCAAAGCAGGTGAAATTGTGATATAATACAAAGTATAGAAGGTCAAACGACTATCGGTTCGTCACCGAGTACAACGCCTATTGGTACGGAGTTGGAAGTGCGCACCAACTTTTTTTGAAAGGATTAAAAGCCGTGGAGATTTGGAAACAGATTCCCGATTTACCGGGATACTCAGTCAGCAATAAGGGCAGAGTTAAGAAAGATAGCACCGGACAAATAATGGTGCTTAGCAAAAATGGTGGATATTGCAGGATTACAATATCTAAGCATGTACACCGTCTTGTTGCTGATGCTTTTCTTGAAAAACCAGAGAACAAAGAAAAGTGCTGGGTTGACCACATAGACGGGAATCGCTCAAACAATAACGTTTCTAATTTAAGATGGGTGACGCCTTCTGAAAACGCACTGTCGTATGGGTATCATTCCAGAATTAAAAATAAGAAACGTCCGGTAAGGGCAACACATCTCGACGGCAGGACAATCCTATTTGAATCCAGACAAGCGGCGGCTGAATACTTTCACTGTTCTGACAGTGAAATTAAGTACAACAGTCGATACCGCAAGAGAAATAAAAAAGGCTGGATTTTTGAAAAAGTTGAAGATATAGTCTAATCCCTTAAAAGCCATGTGCGGAAACGCGCGTGGCTTTTTATAATACCGGGAAACCGGGGGTAACAAAATGGTTAGACAACTTGAAGCTCGGCTATGGCGGCACAAAAACCGAAATGCAGCGTCTACTTGATGACGCAAACAAGCTGAACGCCGCGCAGGGAAACTATACCAATTACACCATTAACAGCTATGCGGACGTTGTAAGCGCGATTCATGATGTTCAAAACGCAATGGGCATTACTGGTACGACCTCTAAAGAAGCATCAACAACGATTCAGGGGAGTGTAAATGCTACAAAATCCGCATGGTCAAACCTTGTAACTGGAATTGCCGATGATAATGCCAATTTTGGGCAACTTATCAGCAACTTTGTGGATAGCGCAACTACAGCGGCAAGTAACATCATCCCCCGCATAGAAGTCGCCCTGAACGGCGCTGCTAAGCTGATAGAGAGCCTTGTCCCTCCCATCATGGCAGAGCTGCCGAGCTTGATTGAAACCGTTCTGCCGCAGCTGGCGCAGTCTGCCGTGAACATCGTGCAGACGCTTGTGACGGGAATCAGCGCAAACGCGGCGCAACTTATTGATTCGGCAATTCAGATTATAACTGTGCTGGGAAACGGCATCTATCAGATGCTACCAACCGTTGCACAATCTGCCTTGCAAATCGTCTTTACGCTGGTTTCAAAGCTAAATGAGAACTTGCCGCAGATGCTCGACACTGCCGGACAAATGCTGATTGCGTTTGTAGAGGGCGTTTCGGAACACTTGCCGGACATTATGCTTGCTGCTGCATCTATCGTGGAGACCCTGCTGACCTACTTTATAGAGCATTTGCCGGACATTGTAGAAGGCGCAATGCAGATGGGCAACGCGGTCATTGATGGCATTATTGACGGCATCTCGGCAGCTTGGGACGGCCTTGTCAGCTGGTTTAATGGTTTGTGGGACAGCCTGTTCGGGAACCGCTCTGTTAATGTGGATGTCAACAGTAGTGGCACAACCGGTGGCCGTGCAGGCGGCCTTGATTTCGTTCCGTATAACAACTATGTTGCCAACCTGCATCGCGGCGAAATGGTGCTGACAGCCGATGAAGCGGATGCTTACCGGCGCGGCAAGGGTAGCAACAACGGTTTTACCCTGACGCAAAATATTTACGCGGCAAAGCAGACGCCGGTTGAACTGGCAGCAAGCACAGCGGCGTATTTCCAGCGGGCGAGGTGGGCGTTATGAGTTTTTTAAGCAAGACTTTCAAGTACGTCAACTCGCTTGGGCAGTCTATCGTGTTTGACTACGCGCATGGTTATCTTATCAGCAAGCCGGATGGCATTGATACAATTTCGGTCACTGCCAACACGGCGCAGGGCATCGGCCAAGTGGGCGCTACGGTGCAATCTAAGGCCATTCAGACGCGGCCTATTACCATCAACGGAAAAGTTATCGGCGACAATGCGCAAGCGCTGAAAGACGCGCTTATGACCGTTGTACGGCCCGACCTGACCGGGGTGTTATATGCCGGAGACTGGCACATAGACGTTATTGTAACGGCATCGCCTACCATTGGCGCATCAAAACGCGGTGCGCCGTTTCAACTTGGCCTGCTTGCCCCCTACCCGTATTGGGAAAGCGGCGAACGAAAGGCAATGCAGCTGCGCGGCGTGCAAAAAGGTTTTAAATTCCCATGGAATATCAGCAAAACGTATTATTTCGGCAAAGTCATTGTGCTGAAATACATTGTTTTGCAGAATTTTGGGCAGTTTGATGTGCCGTTTATGCTGGAAATCAATTGCATTGGCGAGACGGCAACAAACGTAGGCATTGAAAACATGCTGACAGGTGAAGTGCTGCGGCTGGAAAAAACGCTTGTGGAAGATGAGCGTGTCGTTATCAAGACATCGCACGGAAAGACAACGGTGACAAGTTCTAAGGACGGTGACTGCCGGGGCGCACTTACGCTTGAAAGCACACTGTACAGAATTCATACGGGCGATAATGCGTGGAAGCCTACTGCGGACAGTGGGCTTGAAAACGTTGAAATGAGCGTTTCGTTTGCGGAAGAAAGTGCGGGTGTAACGGTAATATGAGATTAGAGCTGTTCTCCCATGACCTTAACAACCGACACGAAATTACCCACGCCATCAGCAGCGAGTTCAGCGACTACTATAACGATGTGGGAAAATTTACGGTAGTTTTGCCGATGGATGGTTACAACATCGGGATAGTGGAGCTGGATGCTGTTTTGTACATTGTAGAGCGAAGACTTGCGTATACGGTGGAAGAAATACAGTTCGATTGTGATAATAGCGAAATCACGTTGAACGGGTACAGTCTGAACAATAAGCTGAACCGGCGTGTTATTGCGGCAACTGCCAGTATTGCCAACGTGGAAACGGATGTATACAGCGTTATTACTGACAACCTGCGCGGGCTGCCTGTACTGCTGGCAGAGAAAAAAGGCTTGACAGAAACCGTGACAGCAACAGAGGTGTACGGGGATGAACTGTTAAACTGCATACAGCCGATTTTGGCAGACGCAGGACTTGGAAGCCGGATGGTTTTGGACTACAGAACCAAAACAGAAACGTTTGAATTGTATAAGGGCGTTGACCGTACAGAGGGATTAGACGCGGTCCTGTTTGTGCAGGAACGCGGAACAGCGCCCGGGCTGATAGTTGACAAGGACATTTCTGAATACAAAAATGTGTGCTACTGTGAAGCGCAGTACAAAGACGGTACAAAATTTGTAGTGCAGGCTGGCACGGCCAGCGATTCAGAACGGCGCGAACTGTGGGCGAGCTTCAGCGGAGATAGCCAGCAGGATGGAGAGACAAACTCTGCGTTTCAGACGCGCGTTAAGCAGTATGCGGCGTTACAGCTAGGCAGTCATTTGAACCGCAACGGATTTTCGATTGACGCTGACGGTGACGAGCTTGGCACGGCATATAATGTCGGCGATTTGGTCTGGTGCGTTTCATTGCGGCTGGGTGTAAAGTACAAGGCAAGAATCACGGCAGCAAAGTATTCACAGGATGCAAACGGATCAAGCGTCAAGCTTGTTATTGGCGACCCGATTTTAACAGTTTTGAGGTGATAAAGTGGCAGAAATCAAAAACTTTCCGAATAACGTAGATGAATATATCGGAGCCGAAAACGTGATGAAATGGCTGCATGGGCGTTCCAGCGGCGTTTTTGGCGCAGATGGCAATTTAAGTGTTACCGCAAACGGCGATATGACGGTAAGCGTTTCAGATGGCGTGGGCTGGCTGGCGAACGACAAAGCGGACGGCACAGTTTTTTGGAATGATACAAAAGAACAGACTGGAAGCGAGTTGCATCTGACAATCCCGTCGCCAGATGCCATTTTGCCACGTATTGACAGGATCGTTGTTAGCTGGGACACGGTGGATTATGCGGAAAAACCGCGTATTGAAGTGCTAAAAGGAACGCCGAATAATGCACCTACCGCCACGGAACTTACAAACAACACTTTAAAACGGCAAATTTCTCTTGCGCGTATTTACGTTGCGGCAGCTGTAAGCAGCATTTCTGCGGATAGCATCACGGACGAACGGCTTGACCCCGATGTGTGTGGGCTTGTTACGGACTGGGTTAGCGTTGACACTACCACCATTCAGGCGCAGTTTTCCGCGTTGCTTGAAAAGGTAAAGACTGAGCTGTCGCAACTGCACGGTGGCACAGCAATGATGACAAAGGCGCAGTATGACCCGTCTGGTGGCGGGTTAAATGTCTGCGTGCAGGAATATGAGTGTAACAAGAGCGGCAGCGTGTATGCGCTGACGGGTGAGGGCGCGGTGGGGCGGTTTAAAGTCCCCGCCGCGTGGAGCGCGGGCGACACATGGACAGTCAACGGTGTGGCCGTGCCTGCGTACTGCGGCGCGGATGCGGCGGACGGGGACTGCGTTGTGACCGGGCGCTGGATCACGTTCGTGTACGACGGCACGCGGCTGGATTTTAACGGCGGCGGTGGATTGAGCGCTGGAAAGCTGGCACAGGCCACCGCCACGGAAGCGGATGTGCTGGCGAATTCTACGTTTTACGCTGCCCGGAAGGGCCTGCGCACCGGCAATGTGCCGCGGCGCGGGAACTGGGGCGCGACGATTGCACCGGGTGAGTCGGTGACGGTGCCGGACGGAAAGCACGACGGCGGCGGTAGAGTGAGCGCAAAGGCGCTGAAGACGGTGACAATCAGCATGGTCGACGGTTCCGGCTCATGGAGCTACACGTTCACGGGCGGCACGCTGGTAGGCATCTGCGACATTTCGGCCAGTGCGAACAGCGAGGATATTAAGTACCTGCACATCAGCGGAAACACCATCACCATGAAATGGAGCGGCAACGGCACTGTGAACCGCCAGATCACGCTGATTTACTACTGATTTTTGGGAGGTGCATGATGGTACATACTTTAAGGCTTGACAACTACTCCCCTACCCCGCGAAAGCTGGTGCTGGGGACTAATTCCAGCTTTGGCACGGAGAGTATCAAGATTGAGCGCGGGGCCGGGTGGGACGGGCTGAATCTCACCGCAACGTGGCATATCCCCGGGCGGGA